TCCATGACCTCGAAAAATGGTTGGAGGGAAGATGATTGTACCCATCGGCCCTGCCGCATTCGTGTTCCGTCACAATCGAACCGGCCAGATTGTCGTCGCACCCAGCGAGCGGTGGCATGAGTACTACGACAAGAAGGATGACTGGGAACATACTGCGAGCGTGAACGCTTGTGGCGCACTTCAGTACATCATCGACGCCAAACCGGCTGAACGGAAACGATACATCAAGTCACTTACGGAAAAGCCATGAAAAAAGAAAAGATGACGCGAGTCGTCACAATCGATACGCAGCTCCATGACGACCTCAAAGAGTTCTGCAACCGCAACGGACTGAAGATCCAATTTGTCGCTCGGGAGGCGCTAAGGAAGTACATGGAAACTCAACATACGACGCAACCGTTGACTCCCTGCGCCGCTACCGCCCAGTAGCGATTCGTACCGTGTGGTACGGACAAACCCCTCCGGCTGCTATGAAGCAGTGGTCGGAGGGACAAATTTCCTAAAACTATGAATCTAAGAGAATACCAACAAAAAGCAGTCGAGTGGGCCAAAACTAGCGATGGACTGATCATCGCACCGGCAGGCAGCGGCAAGACATGGATTGCCGCGAGCATTATCAAGAACTATCAAAACTGCGGATCTGGATTGAGATTCGGCTGGCTCGCTCCAACCCGTGAGACATGTCAGCAAGCGCGCACCTCGCTCCGTGTTGCCGGTGTGCCTGACGAGATTGTGGATGTCCGCTGTCCGCATGACTCAGTGGACTTCAGCAAGAAGGACATGCTGATCGTGGACGAAGCAAAGCACAGCCCTGCTGCCGGATGGCGTCGCATCATCGAGTCCTGTAACGGACCGCGTTATGGCTTTGATGCGACTCCATGGTGCGACGATGAAGAGCGCAACGCCGTAACTCGAACGCTCTTCTTCAACCGCACCTACGAAATCAAGCGCAGCGACATCGGCGATTCATTGGCCGACGCTTACCTCGAAATCAGCGATGCCACAGACCTGAACATCCAGCAGAAGATCGATGACAACATCGAGCGGCTGTTCACCACACGCCGTCGGTACATGCGGATAAGTGACGACGAATTGAAGCGCATGTGCGCCTGGGAATCGCTGGTCGAAATCGGCATCTGTGAGAACCGCGAACGCAACGATTACGCCATCAATTACGCGCTGGAACATCTCGACATGCAGACGCTCATCCTTATCCCGCGCATCACGCTGGGCGAGGGCTACGAAAAGCGCATTCCGAATTCTCTGCTCGTCCATTCCAAGATTGGCAAGAAGCAGCGCAAGGCGGCGATGGAGGAGTTCAAGGCTGGAAACCTGCGGACCATGATTGCCACATCACTGGCCGACGAAGGACTCGATCTTCCGAATGTCGAACTGCTCATCATGGTGAGCGGCGGTCGGTCGTCGCAGAAGACGATTCAGAGGGCGAGTCGCGCACTGCGGAAAACAGATTCCAAAAACTGTGCGACAATCGTTGATTTTTCGGACAAATTTCATCCCATCGGAGCGTTCCACGCAAAGAAGCGAATGAAATGCTACCGTGAACTAGGTTGCGTATTTTTACAATGAACACGATGAACGAAGTGACTTCCGCTTCACCAAGCGAAAACTCAGTCTCCCTTATTGGGGAGTTAAGAGCCACAACCAGAAAATCAGAAACAAAAACTGGCGCACTAATGGTTCGCCGCGTGATTTCAATTGCCCGACACTGGACTGACCAAGACGGTCGTTTAATTGAAGATTACGATGATTTTGAGCTTTCTTCTTGGGGTGGAGTTGCGGAACGGATGTTGGAGATATCAACCGGATCTTTGGTGAGAGTTAGAGGCAGGGTAAAAGTAGAGCGATGGATAGATGGGGCGGAGACTAAATCTGCCGTTCGAATCGCCGCTGAACACGTTCAAGTTCTTTGCCTCTAAGTACTAATTATGAAAAAATGTTCTGGATGTGGTCTTGAAAAGAATTTGGAGTGCTTTTCGAAAAAAGTGTCATCGAAAAACATTTTGCAGTCGAAATGCAAGACATGCAGTTTGCTCTATCAGGCTGAATACAGATCAAAAAACTCAGAAAGATTACTTCTGCAAAGAAGAGAAAAATACCAGAAGATTAAGTCCGATCCTGTTCGTCGCGCTATATATCTTGAATCCATAAAAATCAACACCGTGCGCTCCCATCAGCGGAATCCAGGAAAACAGCAAGCAAGGATGGCTGTTGATTATGCCATCAGAAAAAATCAGTTAATCAGGCCAAATTTTTGCAATGAATGTGGTGTTCCGTGCAAGCCTGAGGCGCACCATGAAAGCTATGAAAAAGATCAATGGCTGAACGTGAGATGGATGTGTAGATCCTGTCATGCAGCCAACCACAGAAAACACAAAGTACTAAGCGAATGAAATCAAACCAAACAATCGTTGCGGTCGATCCTGGTGTCGGAGGCGGATTCGCGGTCAAAACAGCAGATGAAATTTTGCTCTTTCCAATGCCCGAATCATTGCCCGATATGGCGCAACTACTAATCGGATTCAAATTAGCAGATAGCCACTTGTGGATTGAGAAGGTTCCCAAGTTCGTGTCCAAGCTGACACCCGCCGCGAGTGTTGCGACACTCCATGAAAACTACGGCATTATCCAAGGACTGGCCTACGCTCAAGGGTATGCGCTTCACCGTGTAGAGCCGAAGATATGGCAGGATCCTCTTGGACTCGGAGGTAGAAAGGCGTGTGCCACCGGGCCTGAGTGGAAGCGAAAGCTAAAATCGAAGGCTCAGGAACTATATCCGAATCTGGATGTCAGTCTCAAGAACTGTGACGCCCTGCTCATTCTCCATTACGCTCAAGGAGGCGGCAGATGATTCGTAGGATGAATCGGCCACCGTCGCCTGAAGAGCTGAAGCAAATGCTCATCGCTGCATTCGCTATGGGCGTCGTCATCACTAGCGCGTACTTCATTCTCTTTGTCATCAAATGAGCCAAGAACTCGAAGACCTCAAAGAAGAGCTGGCAGAGTACAAATGGATTTCCAAGGAGCTTGCGAAAGCACTTGGCTGCGGATGCACAATCGGAGGAGACTTCGATCTATGCATCGACTGCACCGACACGCAGAAAGCATACAAACGAATACAGAAAATATATGAGCCTAAACAGTGCGAACAAAATAGTCAGAATCGCTGAAGCCGATGAATCAACGCCACGCATCGATTTCGCGTACATCGACAAGAAGTATAAGGAATGGCTTGTCCGCCGTGGATTCGCCAGCGAAGAGCAAACTGAACTCGGCATGCGACGTTCCGAAGGTCGTCGCGGTCGTGCGGTCAAACGAATCAATTCCGATGAAAGCATCTGAAATATCCCGAGAACAACTCTTGAAGGAAGCTCCGCGCCTCATTGACTATGCGATTCTTCGAGGTTGGATGAGCAAGCCAGCGAAGCCAAAACGCAGCGTGGATGGCGGATGGCAAGCGGTTGGAGTCGGCCATCTCGACGACGCTTCTGAAGATGAAATACAAGAACTCAGGAAACAGCTCAGTGGAAGTTGAACTCCTGTCCGACGACGTAGAGATAAGGATCGGAGAAACCAAGTGGGCTGGCGTGGCCTACATGCGCGAAGGCAAGAGCAAGGTCTACGTTCGAACCAAAGCCGAATTCAAGGCCAAGTTCGTTCTGATCGATGCGAAGCCCTAAACTATACATCGCCGCACAAGAGCAGCTCTTTGCGAAGTTTCAGTCACGCTCCATCGCCATCCAGCATTGGAGCAAATATCTGATGACTCCCAAAGAGCTTGCTCTCCTTTTCAGCAAGTTAGAGAAATCAAATTCAGTCCTCTCCGAAATCGCCAAGACTGATCTTGGTCGAAGCGGGGAGATAGCGAGAAAACAACTTGGAATCGAATGAATCAATCAAAAGTAGATCGTGCGCGCGCATGGCTGCGTAACACGCCAGGAGCCGTCTCAGGTCAGAATGGGCATGGAGCAACCTTCGCAGTAGCAACCTCGCTCATACACGGTTTTGAGCTGAATGCGGGGGATGCCGAAACGCTCATGCATGAGTACAACTCGAAATGCCTCCCGCCGTGGAAGCCGCATGAACTGGCCCACAAGCTGAACGAGGCCGCAAAAGTAGCGCACGACAAGCCGCGTGGCTGGCTTCTGGAATCGCATCCCGGCATCGGTCAGGGTGGCACTCCCGTATCGCCTACCGGCAAGTTTGTGGTGCGGAAGATCCAAGCAATTCCGCAATCGGACTTTCGATTTTCAACCATAGATTTCTTAAAAGCCTGCTTCGAACCGGACGAAGTTGTCTGCATCTGCAATGACATCGTAAGCGACGACGAAGGTCGGACTCGACCAAACTCCAAGGGTACATTTCTCAAGCGCGACGAATGGATTGAGAAGCATTTCACGCCGCCAATTAGTTCCATGTGGAACGGTCCTGACAGCCGTGGCGCTTACGTCCGCGTCAACCCGTGCTTCGATGAGAGCGGTTCTGATTCCGGCGTGGCAGCGTTCCGCCATGTCCTGGTCGAGATGGACGAGAAGACCAAGGACGAGCAATGGACGATCCTCAAGGAGTCGAAGCTGCCCATGTCTGTCGTCATCGATTCCGGTGGCAAGAGCTTGCACGGCTGGGTGCGAGTCGAAGCGGCGAACAAGGAGGAATGGAGCGAGCGTCGTGATGTCGTCTATCGCCAGCTAGAGACTCTCGGCATCGATCCGAAGAACAAGAACGCGAGCAGGTTCAGCCGTCTTGCCGGTGTGATGCGCGATGGAAAGGAGCAGAAGCTGTTGGCCATCAATGTCGGGTCGGTCAACTGGGATGCATTCACGGACTATCTGGAGTCGCAGGACATGCCTCAGGAGTTCTCGCTCGATAGCATCATCGAGTACGACCCTAAGAATGATCCTGACAATCTGATCGGCGACAGATGGCTACGTCGCGGTTCATCGCTTCTCTTCGTCGGCCAAAGCGGTTGCGGCAAAAGCTCGATGGCCGCGTATCAGGGGATGAAGTGGGCGTCCGGTGAAGCGTGGTTCGGCGTCAAACCTGTGCGCGCGCTCAAGGTGGCCTACATCCAAGCTGAGAACGACATTGCCGATCAGCATGACGCGCTCAAAGGCGCTGCTCAGATGACGTTCGGAAAAGAGAACTGGGAGCGAGGATTGCGGAGTGTTGACATGCTCTTCTTCCGCGAAACGGTTCGCACCGGAACAGACTTCGCCACAATGCTCCGCCGTCTCGTTCGCAAGACCAAGGCTGACGTTGTTTACATCGATCCGCTGCTCTCCTACATGGGCGGCAATCCTGCTGACATTGAGGTATGCGCGAACTTCACGCGACATCTGCTCCAGCCGATTATGATGGAGACAGGCGTTGTCCTGGTGCTTGTCCATCACTTCCCAAAGCCGAAGGGCAAGGATGACAAGCCTGAGAGCGTGGCAGATTTGGCCTACTCAGGATTCGGATCGTCGGACCTGACGAACTGGGCGAGAGAGGTGATTGTGATGAAGGAGGTTGGATTCAACAACCCGCGCAAGTTCATGCTCGGCATGGCGAAACGGGCAGACCGTTCCGGCATGACGGACAAAGACGGAAAAGTCACCGGATCAATTATGATCCAGCGTGGTACAGGCGGCGACATCTCATGGAACTACGCGGAGCCAGAGAAGTTCGTCGTTGATAAGGAGTCGGTTAAAAAGCCGTACTCCAAGGGAAAGTATCCTAAGCGTTAGCCTTCTCACGCTCAGCACGGCGACGACCTTTCGCAGCGAGCGATTGGAACTTTGCCTTGCCTAGCTTCTTGCGTCCGATGTAAGCCGCAAGTGCGCGAGGCTCTCTAACGCCCTTCTTCTCAAGGCTGCTGATGAGCTTCTCGTAACGTCCGCCACCACCAAGTTTCATCTTATCCATAAATTTACCAGGATTTGCAACTCCAGTGCCGAGGAGTCGTTTTATCGGTTGCCGTCGCGCAGTTATGCCGCGCGCGGAAGTTCTTACGACGCTCAGGATTCGACTTCTTGATCGTCATGTTGGCGTCTCCAAAGCGAACCTTGATGACGTTGCCGTTGTCGTTCTTGACGTAGACAGCACTCTTCTTCCGCTCGCCAGGAGTGTAGAACGGCTTGTTGAGCGTCACCTTCTTGCCCTGATAGGTATTACCCTTTTTGGAGAGGGAGGTTTTCATTAGAATCTAGGCCGAGCAGGAACGCCAAGCGTATCGTCAAA